TTAATATGGATTTTTTGCTGAGCTTAGATATGAGAAATATGTCCTTTTCTCCTGCTGAGAAAGACCCAGCGAATCCAAGTATGGAATTATTTCATCTTTTCTCAGGGATCCATTCCCATCAGCGTCGGCATTCTTTTTATACAGGTAATATCTGACAAGCCCATCCGCCCCATCATTATCATAGATTGTCTTCAACTTCTGGTTTTCCGCGCTCAACTCCGTTCCCTGTACTTCATGCTTTGCAAGAGCTTTCGTAAAACTTTCCATCTTATCATCAAAATCAAAGCGAAGAATACCAAGCTGCGAATACGCCTGGGATCTGTTCAGATCAGATTCCAGGGAAGCGCTGATCCTTTCCGTAGCATTTGTCGTTTCGTAATTCTTTTCTGTGTAAGGGTTATTCTCTTCTTTCGTATTCGGATACAACTGCGCGTAGACTTCCTGCTTTTCGGAAAGACTCATATTGCTTTCTTCCAGCGCCGCTTTAACATTATCTGCAGCACCTTCTCCTCCTTCGTCCTTAATGCCTTTATACAGGTTATAACGCACAATTCCTTCCACTCCAAGATCATTATAAATCTTATAGAGCTTCTGATTTGTAGTGCTCATCTCTTTCCCGAACTGCTCATTCTCAGCAACTGCCTTTGCAAGAGAATACATATCTCCAAGGATCTCAGATTTTTCAGCATCGTCAAATTGTTCATATTCAGGAGAATTTACAAAGCCTTCCGCCAACTCATAGGAAAGTGTGCCCTGCGCCCGCTGCAGTGCGCTGTACTGTTCATTGGTCAGCCTGGTATCCCCGACTTTCCACTCTGCTTTGCGTGGAAATACAGCATTATTCCCTGTCTCATCAAAAAGTCTCTGAATCTCGCTGTCAATAGGCGTTTCAGCAGAGTTTCCAAGCTGACCGGGATTAACCATCTGTGCGAATGCCGCTTCGCCTGTACTGTCGCTTCTTCGGATTTCCTGGCCCCATGTATCATAAGCTGCCGGAAGCGTTTCACTCAGGAACGGGATCTTCGATATGGCCGTGTTAATCTGCGTCTGAATTGGTCGATCAGCAGAAAACGTCTGGCGCTGTACCGGATCTACTGTACGCGCGGCGGCGCCCAAAGCCGATGGTATAAACCGTTGCGGAAATTCCAACACCTCATTGATGAAGTTCTCCGGGACAGATCCGCCATTTCCCGTATCAAAAATATCAGCAAGCGACTGTAATGGGGACAGTTCCAGCCAGGAATTTGATACGCTAACCGCGGCTTGTCCGGCCATATCTGCGACGCGCTCAAATCTATCCATAGCTGTTTTTGATTCATCATCGGACTCGGCAATGGATTGGTACATGGATGCTCCCAGGATAAACGGGATTGCTGCCGGCTGTGCCCAATCATATGTGTAATAATTATCACCCACTTTGATAGAATAAGCAAGTTCCCCTTGCTGCTTCTGGAATGCTACCTCATCTTTATCACTGGACAGTGCCCCTGTAATCACGCCATTTTTTGCCAAAGTGTAACCGGCTGCAATTGCCGCAGTACCAGTCAAATTTTTTGCCAAATAATCCATGATTTCTGATGCGCCTTTTTTATCTTTAACCATTTTGAAAGCATTGACAAGGCCTGCCGGGCTATAATCAATTCCTCTCATCGCAAGGTTCGCAGGTGTTTTTGTGAAAGGCATAACAATTTCCCCGACTTTTCCGGTGTTTTTCTTCAAGTTTGAAAAAGTCCGCGTCAATGCATTATCGTCCTTGAACGTCGCCTTCAGCGCTTCATCTGTCGCAAGCGTTATCGCATCTTCCGGGATCTGGTCGATGGAAGTTATCCCTTGTGCTTTCATATAGGAAGCAAGACGGTTCACAAAATTGTTGCGGACGAAAGGCTCATCACCGGCTTCCAGCAGATGATATGTGAACTGCCGCGCCATCTCCAGGAAAGAATCGTTCACTGTTATTCCGGTTGCCGCTTTCACCCGGGCGGTCAGTCTCGGAGCTATTCGGTTCAAAAGATTATAGGTCGCTCCCGTCACTGCCCTTGTCACACGATTTCCCTTGAATACCTGATGATTCCCGGCAACTCCCTTCAATCCATCCCCCCATTTTGAAGCTGAACTTCCCAGGATGCTTTCTTTCACACCATCCCATACTTCTCTTGCCAGTTTCTTCTCTGCTTTTCCGCCTCCTGTAAGGGACTGCGTAACCTTGAAATCCGGGTTTATCAAATGGATGGCATTCTGCCCAAGCGCAGACACGCGATCAGACAAAGAACGGACCGGCTGCAATAATGCGTTCGATACGATATTCCTGATCTGTGTTCTTGGGTTCAACAGCATGCCCACGCGTGACAACTCCACAAACTTTTCCCATCTGGTAGACGGATACTGCTTTGCAAGCCGCGCCCCAATCTTTTCATATGCCTTTTTGATCGCGTCAGTGTCTCCCGGCTTGATTTTTCCGAACATTTCTATCTCATCATCCGTCAAGGAAAAATCTGTCCAACGGTTCCCAAATTTCTGCCGCCCTGCCGCGTTCATATTATCTATGTCACGGACAGCATATCTCAATGCGGTATCCGGATCACTCTTCATCATGGTAATTGCAGCAGCTTGTGTAAACTGGCCGCCTTCACGAAGTTTCTGCGAGACAGTCCTCAGCAGCTCCACAGCTTCGTCCTTCCGGCCAGAATCAATCATATCTGACACGATCTTATTCGCCAACGGGACAGCTTCAGGAGATTTTGCGTCCAGCAAACGATAGATCTGGCTTTCTGCAGATCCAGAATCATAAATCCGCTGTGCCCGCTGTAAAGTTTCTTCATTGCTCAGAACTTCATAAAATGCCGGATTGTCAATGAATTCGTTTTGAATCTCATCGGAAACACCCTGTACTCTGCCCCTGGCAATATTATTACCATAGCTCTCCTCGACAACATCTCTGCCGTCAATTGTTGCCGTGCGTCTGGACCTGCTTCCATTTAATAGATCCTCGCCAGAGCGCGCAGATATTTCAGGATCTCGAAGAGTCGGGATTTCTTCCGTCAATCTCGCCGTTCTATCATCCACACTTTCTGCTGCAACTCTGTATGGAGGCATTACATCTGATACCGCGCTGCCGGTCCGCCCATTGGCCGGGATATTTTCCAAGGGCGAAAGTCCATCCGTCCTCCGCATTACTGTCTCTGCGGAATCTGCAGCCTCATTCAATGCCGTTCCAGACCGTTCTAAGCCGTTTTCAAGACTTCCAGGAGGATCAAGCTCCGTTCCTCTGGCTCTATTTCGAAGCGCTCTTCCAACGACCTGTGACAAACCCTCGCCCGCAACATTATATGCCAAATTTTTTCCAATACTTCGCGCGACATTCCCTGCCACTTCACCGGCGCTCCTACCCGCCCTGACATCATCCGCCGCACGGGGAAGTGTATCTAAAACAGTATCCAGCGACAGATCACTCAGAACGTTCGCCGTTGCCTCTCCAACGAGCTCCGGAATTCTATTTCCAGCCGCTGCTGCAGCTGCAGCATTTCCGCCGGGACTTAAAGCACTTGCAATCCTTCCGGAAAGCGCCTCTCTTGCCGCCTGAACCCTTGGAATATCAGACATAATGCCGCTGGCCAGGTTATATTTTGCGACCTCCATAGCTAAGTTCCCGGCGCCCTGCGCAAGCGGGCTTTGTGTTCGGGCATCTTCTATGGATTGGTCAATAAAGTTTCCGGACGGATTCCCTCCCGGTGTCAGATTATCGATCCAGTCTCGTACAGTTCCAACACCAGGCAGGTTCTGTGCGGAGTCCATAATCCCGGTTACAAAAGCCGCCAGCGGATTTGTTTTATTCTTCAGCCTAACCATAGTTGCATACATTGAAGTCTCATCCGTAGCGTCTTTTGCCGCCTGCGCCTGAGAAATACTTCCAGATGCAATGCGCCGGTTATAATCCCTCAACCATTCGCTTGCATACTCCTGGATTACCTTACGGTCCTCTTCTGACATTTTCCCACTCAAAGCACCATAAAGCGGATTAGAAGTGCTTGACACTTCTTCCTGAGGTTCAAATTCCTGTGTCAAGACGGGTATGCTTTCTTGCCTCTGAACAGAGCCTGTCGAGAGAACCGGAGAGGAACTCTCTTTTCCCAGACTCGATGTATCAAGGCTTGGAATTCTCTCCGTTGTCGGTACAGCAGTGGTTCTTTTTAACTGGCGGGCTACTCCGGTCATTCCGGAAAGACTATCCTTCTGCCGATCATTATAATAACTGAGTGCATTCCCGACCGAACTTCTTGTCCTCACTTTTTTCTCTGTTTTAGCCGCACGTTGAGAATCCTGTTTTCTTTTTAGCTCACCAGCGTTATACCATTGTTTTCCAGAAGCGTCTTTCTGGCCAGATGTGGCACTTTGGCTCCCGCTTTTGTTCAGGCGCTTTGATACTTCCATCTTTTTCGATGGAGTATGTTCTGTATTAGATGTGACGTTTTTATGCTTATTAAGCATCTTTTCTATATCGTCTATGCTATAATTCGCCATACCTGACCTCCATGATTACAGCTGGTTGAGAATATACTGCAGCGCCCCTGTATTATTGACGCCGTTTCTTACCAACATATCAGCGATCTGATCATCGCTGTATCCATTAGCTTTTACCTTTTTCGCCCATGCGGCATAATTATTCCAGGAGCTATAGTCCTCTACTGGACTACTTACTGAGACAGGATCCTGCCTATTTGTTACCGTTGCTTCTACCGGTGAATATGCCGCCTGATTCGCCAAAAGATCCTGCATCGCCGCTGTATATGATTCCGTCAAAGCCGGAATATTATCATACATATCAGAATAAGATGACGCAATCAGGTTTGCCAGGTCGCTTTCCAACTGCATCTGGTACGCGGCTTTCTGTGCAGAATCTTCCGCCAACTGATTATTATAATTCTGCAATGCCGTTGCCAGATTGTTCTGGTATGTATTTTCCAGTTCCGACAGGTTGTTGGCGCGGGTCTCTTCGATATTATTTCTGGCATTTCCATAGTTATTGGACAAACCGGCCATAGTGCTTTCTGCCAACCCACCCGAAAGTCCCTGTGCCGCCATATTTTGAGCGAGATTTCTTTGAGACAACATACGGTTAATGTATGCCTCCCTCAATGCCTGATTCGATTGATTGTTTACATTCCCCTTTGACACATCATAACTGGAATTCAGCGTCCCCACAGTGCTGTCATAATTCTGTTTTAAAAGCTCTCCACGCTGGTTATATGCATCATTAAGCGCCGCCATATTCCGATCATATGCGTTTTGGGCAATACGCTCCTGTTCTCTTCTGAGACGCTCCGCTTCTTCGCGTGCCCTTGCTTCTGCCTCTGCCTGAAGCTGAGCATAATATGCAGCATTCCCAGCAGACGAACTACCCCCGCTGGAAGATTCAGAATTTCCACCAGAATTTCTTCCTGAGCCTCCGCTGTTTCTATTGGATGTGTTTTTATTCGATGAAGAAGAATTGTTCTTCCCGTACTTTTTATTCAAGGCTTCGCCTCTTGCCATCTCTGTTTCGTACTGCTTTTTCGTCAAATTTAATGCCATAAAAATTCTCTCCTTATATTGAAAAATCCCCGGATTTCTCCGGGGAAAATCAATTAAGCTGTATATAACAGTTCTGTGATCGTATTTACACCAACCTTATAGTCCAGTTTCAAGCCGCGGATCTCCTGGAACAATCCGACCGCCAGCCGCGTATCATTTCCGAATTTTCCGTCAGCCTCCAGCCCATACTCTGTGCCCAGAAGCTTTACAATCTGCGGCCCGATCACCGTGTTCAGGCGCATCTGCAGCCATTTCACGGTCTGTCCAGTGCTGCCTACAGTAAATCGTGCACTGAACATGTCAAATGCTCCAGAAAGCAACAGAACTTTCTTGATCGCCGCAGTCGTGTCTGGCCCTTTGATTCCATCGATCACCAACGCTTTTCCATCCGCATCCGTGATTCCGTCAGCGTTGAGTGCTTCCTGAAGACTTCGGACGGCTTCCTGATCCAGCTCACGATCTCCTTCTGCTCGCGCTTCTGTTGGAGTGTCGAACAGTTCTTTCTCCGCGGCCCTCCGGCGAACAAGTCCGTTCAATTTTTCCCCTCCAGCATGGCAGTATTCCGGAATTTTCGCAGATATATCCTCAATAGAGCGCGTCCCATTTGCTGTCAGCTGGTTAATGGATCCCAGGTTGAAAGCGAAGGAAACAAGAGCGTCAAACTGATTCTGATTCCAATGATATTTGGCATCAAAACCGTTTACATTCTTTTCCGCCGCCGCACAATCATCCCGGAGATATTCATCTGCGGTATTCTGCGTGATGACCTGTCCCATTTTTACGCCGGACGTATGACCGTATCCAATCGTCGGTACCCCAGCCGGGTCCAGATACGCTTCCAGCCTGCAGCCCTCAAATTCTTTGATAAGATTCAAACCATTTTCACTTATTCTCATATTCTTATTCCCCCGTTCTATTCCACAAACACCCAGTCTTCAGCCAGCATATCCGCCTGCGATGCAAGCCATCCCATCTGCACCCCTGATGTTCCAACAAAAGCAATAGCCATATTGCCGATTGCGTCATGGTCGCAGTTTTGAATATTCCCATCCGGTGTTATATAGCTGATATTCTTAGCCAGTTCGATATGCTGATTTTTCCCATTCCATCCCTGACGCTTCACCTTAAGCCCGCGCTTCATGTACTTGATGGCATCACCAAAACTGAATGTAGGCGTACCGCCCATGATTGAGCAGTTCTCACTATTTGCTGGAACCCATTCGTCTGAAAGTACATTCAGCAGTGTGTATTCCACTCTCTGAGTTTCCCTGATATCAAGAACATCTTTTCCTGTATCTGAGTCTGCTTTCCTACAGTGCATCAAAATAGTTTTCTTTTCATCATCCCAACACCAATATCCTCCCCATGACGGAAGCTTCATCGGAATCCCGTGTTTCATCATATCTAAAGCCTGTGCGAATCTCATAATTTCCTCTCTTTCTTTCGGCTCATGCACCGACACAAAAGGGAACGGTTTCCCGTCCCCTGGTTACAATAATTAAAATATGTCGCTCTTCCCATCTTTGTCCAGCAGGTTCCTCATCATTTCATATAATCCCGTACTGGCAAGGCCGGATATCATCCCGCCCAAAATTACTGCCGCGTTGATGCTGGGGATGTTGACCAGCACATTGATGATAGTCCCTAACACCAGCATGGACAGCGGAATGTACTGATTTCCCAACCAGTCAAAGATTTTCGCGTATTTCAGCGCGAATCCCACGCAGAGACAAATCCCCAGCGTGATCAGGTTGATGTACTCCATTAAAAAACTCAAATCAGTCATACGATGTTCTCCTTTCACATTCCAATCAGACTGAATATGTAACTGACCACAAGGCCAATCACAAAGGTTAAAAGGTATCCTGTGACACTGCGCCACTTCTCGCCGTCCCGGCCTTCCAGCTTTTCCAGCCGTTCGCCCTGCTGCTTCTGCTCATTAAGCATGCTTTCCATGTTGAGAGCCAGTTTTTCCACGGATGACGTCAGGGTTTTCTGCTGCTCAATGCTCTCTTCCAGCAACTCAATCCGCCGGTTCTGGCGATGGTCTTCTGCTTCAATCCGCTTCCGGAATTCTTCATGTTCAGCCCGTGTTATATATTCCTGATCCATTGGATGTCCTCCTCATCTGATTCCATGCCACGCCGTCTGAAGAAGAAAGCCCAGCAACTCCCAAATCTTGTTTTTGATTCTTTCCATACAGATTTCAGCCCCATATTCTTCAGAATAATTCTTCGGATCCACACAAGAACTGGATTCAACGATTTCAAAACCATTCCGCAGCACACAACGCACGACTGTGGTTTTGTCTCCCAGCGTGATGATTTCTTTATAAGAAATAAACTCATCGACCATCTTCTGACCAATACTCGCGCCAGAAGGCAGGTGCTTATTGTCGTCAACCTGAAGATATGCCGAATCAAACACATTTTTCGGAGACCATGACACATAAGAATCAGAATATTTCACCAGATATCCCGGATCATCCGGATTCTCATCCGGTGGAATCGTCCAACCGCGATACTCATTGTATTCTCCGCGTGTCATAGGCTTTGCCTCAATCAATTTGGTTCCAATATACTTTTTCATTCTTTCTCCTTTCAGTTCGTAAGTAGCGAACAAAACATTGTTTACGGATTACATTTTATTTTTTGAACATCAGTTCACTAAATCAAAAGATCCAAAATAAAATTCAGTATGATGTTGTTGCAGAAAACGAAAATCGTGATTTATATCTAATGTTTCAACGAGTTACAGATGTGGAATTTGTAAATGGTGTTGGATACGTCAACAACAATCTATCAGGGGGCGACCGTGTTGCAAGAGCTTTTGCACAACCCGAAAATGTAACAGGAGTAGTAATCGCATCATGTCAAGCGCAGAGCGCAAATAATCGGATGGAGCTGCATTGTATTAACATTGACGATGGTACGCCATATTCAGGGAACACCGTGGGTTATATCAATCTATTTATATTAGTGGTAAAGGATTCTTAACCTATAGGATCATTGAGAAAGTCGAATATATCCCGTTCTTTCCGATTCACCTTTTTTTACTATGTTGATGTAATAACCTGATCCGTCCTGCAATAGTTCTATTGATGATATTTCAACAGATTCTATTTTCTTTTGATTTAGTCCCGAAAGCTCATCAAAAATCGTTGTTGCTGTCCAGTCCGAAATATCAAATGCTCCGGCTTCGACTGCTGTCTTGGCTTTATACATCACATTGTCCTTTATGCAGTAATCCCCTGCTGCATAGGTCGATTCTTCACTGAATTCGTCCGGCCTGACAGTGGCAATATCATCTGCATTTTCCTTCAATGCTTCATCTATTTTTTTCATATCCGAAGTATAGTCTGTGATCCAGTCCGGAATATCAGATCCCGCTACCTGGGACAAGTTATAATTTGGTGTCTTCGCTGCCGTTGACATATATCTTCCTCCCTATTTTCCTAAAATATTTGCACCGTAATTTGCATAATCATATGCCGTAATCTGATAGCTTGCATACTGATCTGCTGTCAGCTGAAGCGCAGCGTATGCTGCCGCGGTCAGAGCCGCAGGCTTCATGTTGTCATACAAACTTTCGATGATCTGATTAATCGGCTCTACTTGCCCGGTAAACGGATTAACCATATAGGCAATGTTATTTACGGTTTCGGCCACAGAATTGATCTTACTTGCTGCGTCCGTTGCAGTGTTAAAAGCAGTATTGGCCTTAGAGGATGCGTCTGCTGCCACCAGGGCAATCTGATCTAGGATACTCTGCACATTCTGTTGTGCCTGAATTCCTGCCGGCGCTTTCGCACCAAGCGAAGCTGCACCAGCAGCGGCTTCCAGTTCGCTGATGAGGTTATTGAGTTTTGGGATGATAACATCCAGCGCCAACTCGTCAAATTTTTGCTGCATCTCCGTAGTATCCAACCCAGGAGTGTCCGGAAGTCCTACCACACCCTTTCCTGTTGTGTCAGCCGTTGTGATTCTCGTAAATGCCATGTTATCACCCCTTATAATTTCCGTTTTCGATATACTCAAAAGCGATATCGTAAAGCCCGAACGGCTCATTGATATGGTCATTTTCCAGCTTGAATCTGGCCTTGTCCACCTTTTTGACTTTTATTTTTGTCGCAATCGTTTTCGGCGTCGTATCAGTCCGGAAAGTGAACTTACTGAATATCACATGCGCAAAGCTAAAATATCTTGCGCTTGTGGTATCCTCTTTTATCAGGCCCCATATGCCTCTCTTAAAGACAGACATTTTGATCGAAGTTATCAATGCAGTTGCCAAACGAACCGCCATATACCGAAACGTCTTATTTTTATAGAATAGCTTTCCGTAAAAATCCGGCGTTTCCCAGATTGCGTGAATCGCTGATCCATTATCATTATAAGAAAGCTGGGAGTCTGGATCGGAATAGAATTTGTATACCTTCCCATCTGTCGATCCAAAATATAACTCGCCGTCGTATTGCCACATCACCCATGCCGGGACATTAATCCGGTAAAACCCAACGTACTGGCGTGTCGCATATGGCATGCTCCGGTCTGTCTGGATCGGCTGTAGCCCGTCCAGGATATAAACTTTTCCGTTTATGCAAAGCCAATACATATCTTTGAACGTACAGGCGTAAGCATCCTCAAGGTTCTGTTCTTCCAGAAGCTTCCCGTTCAGAAAAAAGCTCCGATTCTGGGAATACCGTTCCCCTGTGATATCCTGCGGTGTAACAGCATAGATACCCAACCGGGTGAGGAATAATGGCTCCGTTGCCAGATACCCAAAGGACCATTTTGCGATAGCCCCTGCCCCTTGAAGCGTATTGACGATCTTGAAGGCCGGTTCGTCTTCCACGATCTCACCCAAGCGCAGGATGATGTTGCGGTCGATTTCCATATCGTCCTTGTGCGCCGCCAGCCTGTCGTTGATAATCGAATAACCAACCACCGCAGACCCGCCACTGCCCAGGACGGAATAACCCGTATCAGGGAAAAACGTCGGGTCGTTGTACTGGCTGTACCAGTCATAATTTACAAAATCAGGATTCCCGGAAAGGAATAAACGGTCAGACGCTCCGCTCACCCCGTAAAGAATCCCTATTGTGCACTTATTGATCCTGTCCGCATACCCGGATACAGTCCTGTATGCCCGTATCCGTATATTATCTTCTCCCGTCACAGGGCTGACCCCGGGGGCTGTAGTAAAATTTACAATACCGTTTGTCCTGTCTACAGTAAACTGATTCCCTTCCGTAAGCGTGTCCCAATTCCCGTTTGAATTTAGTTTTTTCACAACAACCGCTGTTGCGTCCAGGCCGCCAAACAACAGGTGATATGCCGTATCATTTTCTGTCCCTGCAAAAAGCTCTTCAAACGCCGGTGAAAGGAGGTTTAACGCCTCGTATTGCGTCCCGCCGCCGGATGGAGCTTTGGCGATTGTCACTGTCGGAACATAAGCAGATGACTCCACTGTGCTGACCGAGGAACCATCATATTTCAAAAGTTTTTTCCCGTCAGCGATATACAGCACATCGCCAAACTGCCAGCTCTTTGACCGCGTATTATTCATTGCTGAATATATAGCGTTTGAGCCTTTATAGAGCTTTGTCCCTGCGTGGATGAGATATTGATCGTCCCCGCGCCTTACATGCATTCCGTTGATCTGACCGTCATAGGCTGAGACCAATTCATAACCCATGCATTTTCTGACCTTACCTGGGACGTCCCGGATCATATTCTGCCCATTGGGAGATTTATTCAAGTCGACATTGGATGGGCTGTTCGTAAAATCCACGCCCAAGAACTCATCGATTGTAATAATGCTCCTGCTCGGGCTGGACGGGACTTTGAATGAAACTGCCATTACCAACCACCTTCGTCTTCACATTCCAGGATATAGGACGGATTGTCCTGGGAGAGCCTTTCATATGCCACTTCAAATTCATTCCGAAGCGAAGTCGCGATTCCATTGTCATCCTCTTTATAAAGCTGTGAGGCCATATATAACGGAAGAATTGCCAAAACATCCGGGGATATCCCATCAAAAGAATAATCGTCTTCCGTCGCGGCTGTCACTGCTGGCGGATAAGCTCGATAATAAATCGTATATATCCCTTCAAGATCAGAGTGGATCAGGAGCACATCCTGCGCCTCAGATCGGTATTCGGCACATCTTTCGTGATAATTTCCGGCCGTAATATACACTTCGCCGTAAAATTCAAAAAAATCTTCTGCCAGATCCTTCATCCGGAACCTGCGAAACTGCCCCACCTGGTCACCATCTACAGAATTTACATCCACAGACTTCACGATATACTTTTTTGATGTGCAGATCATTTGCAGACATTCATTTGCTACATAAGGCATCCCTGCCAAATAATCTTTTGAAGAATCATCTGACGGGATCTCTGTGCCATCGGCAGAAAACATTTTTTGCATAGTAGCAAGCTTTATATCGCCCCACGTCATATAATCACCGTCCTAACCCGTTCAGCGGTTTTTCTGCTGCGCTGTTTTTCTTACTCCGGTTCTCCGTCCGCCTGTCTTCTTCACCTGTTTGTTGACGGCTTCTGACGGCGCTCCCTCTTCCGTGCTTTCTTTCGGCACCGAATCTTTGATCCGCAGCTTTTCAGCTTCTTCTTCACTGATCCTTCTGGATATATAATTCCCATCCGGTAATACCTCTTCTACTTTGTAAAAAGAGCTGCCTTCCGTGAAGACAGCCCCTTTCTGCAATCCCTTTTCGACCATAACTCCTCCAATCAAGAAAGTGTGGTTCCGGCATCCGCACCGCCCATGATCATGTGTCTCCAGTCGTTGAACCCGCAGGACATACGGCAGTATGCGTTCCACAGCAGGTTGCGGGAATGCTCATCCACCCAGTTTTTTACGTCCAGGCCAACACGGTCATAAAACAAGGTGCCGCGGAGTTCCTTATTTGCCTCACTGGACATGATAATGTACGGCTTCTTCCCGGACGCCACCTGCCATGTCGGAAGGACGATCAGGTTCCATAAGCCCTTCTGGGTATTGACATCGTTGTTGTTGGATCCCGGGATCAGTTCAGACCGGATAATCCTCTTTACCAGATCTTCCAGATCCGGCACATTCCCGGGAAGAATAATGGTGTCGAACGTATAGCCCTGAACCTCACCAGAGTTATTCTTAAAGTTACGTCCAATATTCGCCAGCCGGATAAGCATAGCCGAATCGTTTCCGAACTCATTCGTAAACACGTTACTCTGAACAGCGACTCCCTCTTTTGCTGCCGGATGCGCAGTATCAAACAGAGCTTTTCCGTCGCCGGTTGTTTTATCCAGCTCACGACTTCCCATAGAGTACTTTGCTCCCTCCGTCGCTACGGCATTCGTTGCCAGCTTCGCGCGTGTCCTTTTATACCCCATAACCAGGTTTCGGGACATGGTTTTCATAGTATTGATCTCACCATCATCCAACATCTGCCGGGTGCATGCGATCTCATCCATGAATGTAGAATGGATGATCAATTTCGGGAAAGTCTCCCGGATATCAGACAGATCCGGCACATCGCCTTCGTTTACCAGCTGAAAGGTTCCAGTGGAAGTAAGACCCGTGTTCTTCTCTGCATATTTTTTCGACTTCTCTTCATTGCAAAGATCCGTCACCAGTTTGTCGTATGGTGTTTTTTCGGTATCAGCATCCATCATAACGCTTTTGATTACCTGACCAACAGGTTTCCAAAGATCATCATTCAGTCCGCTGTTCTGTGAAAAAATAAGTGCCATATTTTCTACCTCCTTTAAATCAGCCTGCAGCCGCTGCAGGAACTGCACCATCAAAAGTGACTCTTACCGCCGTTCCACTTGCCCCAGTGCCGTACTTTTTCAGAATCGTCACAATCCCAGACGTTGTGGTGGCAGTAACCTGCGCTGCATCCGTATGAATAGTTACCTTCGATCCTTCCGTGACGGAGGAAGCATCTGCCGCAAAAGTCGTATCCCACTCCATTCCAGGAGCGATCAGGTACACTGCGATGTCTTCCGGATTCTCTGCCGGGGCAGAATAATTGCATGCGCAGATATACCGCGGGATCGTCGTTCCCGTGGCTTTTGCCAGTTTCCCGCCAGTAAGTACCAGCGCGTCGCCGATCTTATACGCTGTAGATGCAGTGGTCGGCAAAGTTTTGATCACCGGGACTTCCGGTTTTACATTGGATTTTTTAAAAGCAAACATTGATAATTCTCCCTTCTCATAATGTCCGGTTATACTTTGTGCGGAGTTCTTTATAACTGAGGCCTGGATACATGTCCTGCCATAATCCCAATTCGGCTTTCGGGATTTCTACTTCTCCCTCTGGTCCACTGGCCCCGCCACCAACCGGGATTAAATGACCGGTACTTTTCGCGGAATTAATTGCCGCTTGTCTAGATGCCGCTGCCCCTTTACCGACCAGGGCATCAAAATTCGCCAATCTGAACGCATCAACCAGGTTCATCCCGCTTCGCACATATCGGTCAAAAGATTGAAATGTATCCATCTTTGCGATATCTTCCAGGGACTTCACCTCCGGATAGAATTCGGAAATTTCTTTGATCTGGGCATCCAGCATCTGATTCCCTTTATCCACCCTCGCCTGGTGGATCACCTGCTGCGCCTGGCGGATTGTCGGGTTATTCTGGATCACCCGATCCAACATCGCAGGGTCTACGCCCTGGGATCTGAGTTGTTCCTGGACCCCAAGCCGCTCCTGTGCATCCAGTGCGGCGAAATAATCCTTTTCGCTTCGTATCGGCTGTCCTGTTTCAGGGTTACGCAAATGACCGAATCTCCGGGCATATTCTGCGTCCCGGTTCGCGATCTGCTGGTTATAATGCTGCTCTGCCCTCCTGCGCGCAGCAGCATATGCGGCATTCTGGTCAATTACCGGGTCGGCGACTTCCGGATCTTTTCCGCCTTCACCTTCTATGCCTTCCGAGGGTTCTCCCCCGATTCCTTCTGTTTCCAATGCCGGATCGGCGACTTCCGGCACTTCTTCGCCTGCGAACATCTGTAAGTTCATCGGAATCTCTTTAAATCTCATAAATACCTCCCGGATTTTTACGCTCTTCCTGCGAAAATGTATTAAAAAAACACCCTTTCAGGTGTTGTTGACTGGAAGTGGATTTTTCACTGTTTGAACCACTTTCCCATAATTAGGGCACTTCTTGTCCCTGCAAGTAAGATCCATAACCACAAACAACTGCGTTTCTTTATCTGGGCTGTCATCGTCCTGCGTTTCATACCGGGATGACTGGATCGCCATTTCCAAATTGCATAGCGGACACTTCACTTTGCACATCTCCTTCCTGTAATGCCTGTTGCATTTCTTTTTGCTCCTGCAGTCGAGTCTGAATATCAGATAAAATTTCCCCGGCATTCGGATAATTCGCTTTTGCCATAAATTTCCAATAAAGCACCAACGATTCAAGATCACCAATGGGTCCGAACGCCCCTGCCTGATACTTCACGTCAGCCGCATTCCACATAGCCTCACGGTTTGTCATGATCGAGGATGTTGTGTCCGTCTCAAATATAAATTCATCGTTCCAGTACCATTCCCCTGCATCATCCTTTTTCAGAAAATCATACCGATTGAAATGAGAGAATTCATATGTCCCGTCTTCCTTTTTGTAACTCAGAGGAATAGGCTGGTCCGCATATGACAGCCAAAACTGGAAGATCATTTTGTACAGAGCAGCATAGGCATTATTTTTCATGATCCGTTTTGACTCCAGACGTCCCGCAGCCTGATTGATGGAATACTGCTTTGCTGTTCCTGATGTGGCCGATGAATCATATTTCCCTTGATAAGAATCAGTGATCCCAAGGGATGATCTCGCCCAGTCGTAGTTGTCTTCCAGAGCCACACGGTCTTTGGAGATATCCGGCTGCATGTTATAAACACCGATCAGGCTCACATCCTGCGGACGTACCCGGACTATATTCATTTCATTTTTGCTGCAGGTAATCTCTCGGCCTTCCGGCAACGTCGCAAATGACCATCCGCGCAGTAGTTTTTCATTGATCTTCGTTCCCAGCTTCTTTATAGTGTCCTGCTGATCTATGATCACATCCACATCAGAGCCGCCCAGGAATTTTTTACTTTTTGATATATTTTTCCGGATCACCAGCGGGAACACATTTGGCTTATAATACGGAATTCGTTCGTGAATCGGCCGCATATCCACCAACGGAATCCCGTTTTCATCATATACAGCATTCCCTTCAGAATCGGTCACTGGAATTTCTTCTGCCCCTATAACGGAACGGATAAAATTTCCGTTTGATAACGGGATATCAGAGAAAACTTCTTCCGTATCTTCTGAAACTTCCTCAAATTTTTTCCCGCCGCATACCGGACACACATCAGCGGCCTTGATCTCGCCACATTTTTTACAGCGCTCCAGCTTTCTTTCCTGATAGTCTTCAAAATCCACCAGAATGTAATCTTCCACCCAGGAAAACATCCCGATCCCGCCGTTTTTATTACGGTAGTATGCGATATACTGGCTTACTATATCGTCATTGTACGTTGTATCGTTCTGATTGCGGATGTCCGGACGGTCCTCTATGGCATCTTCCACATTCACACCATACCGTTTTTTTATAAAATCCTTTGTCTGAGAAAAGATGAGAAACACATAATCCATCTTCTCCAGTTCTGTTACACACGGCTGCGGTATCACCTGCTTCGGATGCACCTCTTCCACAGAAACGTCTCCCAAAGTACAATGCATTCCTGCCGTAGAATCCCACTGGACATGAAAAAAGTCACCGCCCTGTATAGGTGTGACCCTTTCCTGCTCATCATTTATGTCCTTATACTTGATCTTAGAAATCTCGTTGACCAGCGCTTTTTCTATACTTTTCGCAAGCTCAATGTCTTCCGGATGAATTGGTCGCACTTTCGGCATCGGAATTGAATTATCTACCTGTGACTCAATCAGCTCATAGACAATGTTCCGAACATTACTGGCCAGCTTCGTCGGGGATTTTTTAGAATTGGGATTTTTCTGGACCTCCCGGGTTCCATTGTAATATGCCTCTTTCGTATCCATGTGCCTGCGTTCCAGATCATACGCCGCAAGTGCTATATCCAGCCTTCCCTGCCACATCCGCAATCTGCGAAGCTGCTCAGGATTTTTCATGTTCTTGATCATGTTCTTAATTCTCCCTACCATTCTTCCGGCTCTCCGTATATTCTTAAAAGTTTCCGCTTATCCTCTTCACTAGCATTCTCATAATCTTCATACATATCCGCCGTCCATTTCTTTTTCTTCCGCTGTTTCTCTGGATCCGCGGGATCCGTCCAATAAACACAGAAGCAGCGAAGACTATCCACATCATGAGTCAGGTCGTGAGGATCTTTCGCGTAAATGTTGGGGCGGCGCTTGTCCTTCTGAATCTTTTGAAGACATCGATAAAGATTAGGAGCTGCGTTCTCCATAATCTGGAGTGCCGGCTTTCCATCTTTCGGGACATACAGCCATTCCTTCATAGCTGCGCATCCATCTTCCAGTCGATTCAAGGTTTTTGTGAGCGTTATCCCATATTCAGCAAAGTGCAGTGCGCGGGACTTTCCTGTGATCTGATCCCGGTTCCATAAATCCGGCGGCGCCAAAAATAATTCTACATTTTCTTCCTCTGAAAGACTCCGCAGTATGTCGCACGCTTCTCCGATCGTCTTGTTCGGAGAATCATACTCCCGGTAAACTACAGCATGATTTTTCTCATCAACCGCCACCCAATGTGCCGAAAACATGTCCAGACCATAATCAATGCATACGTAAGTTCTCACATTTCCTTCCGGGTATTTTGTCGTCAAATGCGTCTCCGCGCGAACCTCCGGGAAATATGCACCGCCCGGAACTTCCAAAGCCTCCTCAATCGTTGCTGGATATTCCTGCGTGATATCGTCCCCCATAGCCCGCTTCGTTTCTTCATACCATTTTTCATCACGTTTTGGGTCTGCATACCACGGGATAAAAATTTTATAGAACCCGTTATCCGGGTCCGTAAAAATCTGCTCAAAAAGGCTGCCGCGTTCTATCGTGGAAAGTCCCACAACTTTTCCGCCAAATGGACGGTTTATGACCGGAAATGCTGCCTTCCAGATTTCTTCGGCGAATTGCTGGAATGCCCACTCATCAAACACCAGAAGATCCGCGGTAAAAGATCGTGCCGCATTCGGCGACGATGGGAAAGCTTTGAATACGCTTTCTGGACCGTTTGAAAAAAATATAGTTAGAATAAGATCATTTCTCTTAAAAACAGGTCCGCTCCAACCTTGTGGTACATTCCCATATTCAGCAATCAGTTCGGGCATATAACGAAAAATCACTGCCAGACGACGAACAAGCTCTTTCGCCTCTTCCTCTGATCGAGAAAGCCCTATTGCAGTCCTTCCAGTCCAACACCGCAGGAGATATGAAGCGTAACTCATAACCAGCCAGGAGAATCCCAACTGACGCGCTTTCAAGATTGCGATCTTACGATGCTCATGAATATCTTTCAGGGCCTGTTTCTGAGCTTCCCACAGATGAAACGGCTGAATAAGCTCTTCCGCATCTTTATCCTCAATGTGACAATACGTTTCGATGTAATACTCCACATGATCCCGGCAATATTCAATTTCCTTCTCGCGAATTTCTTCTACTGTCACCTTTGTCACCCGGTCTCAAAATTTTATAAATTTTCTGATGGATATACAGGAGGTAAAATAAAGCGACCCGCATCCCGATGGGAGGGGGATGCCCCTGGGGTGGGTGCGGGTCTATGAGTAGCCACCAAAAAAGCACGCAAAAAAAATTTGCGCGCCCCTGCATGATCATCATATAAAATATTCTGCGCCCTTACCTGCTGTCACTGGCTGTCAGGTGTGCGCAGAGTGCGGACTCTCCCGCCCTATCCCTATCAATTACATACTAGATGTATTATTGGCACTAACAAATCATGTTTAACGCGTCGCAAAAGAATAATTTTGCGTCATGTTCTACTGATTGCTATCCTTCTTGATACGTTCCGCTACCTTTTCAAGCAGCGCCCTGTCTCCGTCCGTCATGCCTATATCAGCCTCAACCTTGGTCGTCGGCTGATCCCCTGCTGTATCGCGGACAAATTGCGCCGCTTTTACGCTTCCTTTCTGTGCGGAAAGCATCATTCGCGCTAACAATACGTCGTAATTTGTGGCCCCATCTGGCAGATCAGGAAGTCCGCCCATCACCTGATCAGATGCAGGACGGGAAAGCATGGCCTCGTAGATCTCGCGCGCCGTCTTACGCCGTTTCTTGGCCTCTGCTGACGCTTTGCCCGCTTTGCTGGCGCTCTCTCGCCTCTCTTCGGGCGTCTTCCGCGCGTTGACCTCCTGCGGCGTCATAAGATTCGCGTTGCTCCGCTCCCTCGCCGCTCTCTTCTCCTCTTCGGTCCTCTGTGCCATCTCTCCACCTCCTTCCAGGCAATAAAAAAGGGACGCTGTCTTTTGCGTCCCAATTGGTTAATACTACAATATCATGTTATCCGGTCACGATCAACCGCACTTTTGTCACATTTGCCCGATATCGTCCGATCTCTCCCCCATATCGCCGGATCTCCCGCGCTCTTACAGGTCGTCCAGGCCTACCCGCTGTATGTCCTCTGTATACTCTGCGTCCTGTCTCCGCATCCTCTCTTTGACAGCCTGCGCTATATAATCATCTATGGTCTGCCCTGCGCTGCGTGCATATACTTCCAGATCAGATATACTTGCGATCTCGTCCGGATATCTCACGATCTCGTGATCTGCTGTCTGTCCGCGCTCTCTTATATAGTGATCTCCACCATTCTCCAGTCTTTCCCGGATCGCCTCTCTGATCCACTCTGACGCGCTTACGCCTGCAGTCTTTGCGGCCTGATCCACTGCATCGCCTTGCCCCTTAAATAGCAGATATGCTTTGCGATCGTAGGTCTCTTTTTGCCATGCGTATTGTCTGGCATTTCTTTTTTTGGTATTTTCCGGCACTGTATCACCTCCTGCCATATTATTATATCGCTTTGCACCGTAGTGCGCACTATGCAACTTGCACAAAGTGTGCACTACGATTTTTGGTGATTGTGTATATTGACGTAGTGTGCACTACGATGATATGATGAGGGCACAACAAAACAAGACCACCAAACAGGAGGAAAACAAAATGAAGAGATTTAACGAAGAATTTGAAATCAATCAAGATCTGATGGACACAATCGCGTCCTATATGGATGACGACAAAAGAGAGCATGTACACTTTGAACTCGCCCCGTGCACTTGTGAAGAGTTTATAAGAAGATACTTGGAACTTGATCCAGACTTTGAAGATCTGCTTTACCAGGAATTCGGAATTGAGGTATAACGATGAACCAGATCACAAGAGAACACGAAAAAAGCCGCTGGACGGCCTGAGAAACTGAACCAGCGGCACCAATCAAAAGAAAGGCAGGTATTATTAAATAGCCGAAACGCCCGCGAGGGCGTCCGGGAAAGATGGCAACTTTTCCGCTGATGATGGCAAGCCAGAAAGGAAAAATATATGAGATTATACGCAGGGAACGCCCACCAATATTTGGGTAAAAAAATTGACAGAAAAAAACGTATATTCGGGTATTATCCCATGGAAGTAAAACAATTTCCGGACGGAAAATATTACGTAAAAGATGCGGTAGGCGTATGCATGCCACTTCCCGAAAAGGAAGATGATTTTAACGCTGTCAATTTTGATTTTGTGGTAAATGATTGACTAACCGCCGCAGAGGATGCAAGCCGGGAGCGATGCCCGGCGGCGGTTTCCCTCCTGAAAACGGAAGGAATTGAAAGCACTTGCCCTTGATCCTGTACCCGTCTACAGGGACACGGCAAGCCGGTTACTGTCAACCACACACCGCCCCGGTGAAGTTATCCGGCGCCTAACGGTTGGGCGATACCATCCAGCATACCGCCAGCCCTACACCCAGAGCCACGGGACGGGACGCGCGCCGGGTGTAGGGCTGGGAGTCTGCAAAATTACTATTACCAGAAGGAGGCGAAGCCATGAAAACCACATTAACGGCGGCAATCTACACAAGGGTTAGCACCCGCGAGCAAGCCGAAGACGGCTACTCCCTGGACGCTCAGGAACGATTATTGATGGACTATTGCAAATCCCATCGTTACCAGGTCTATAAGATCTACAGCGACGAGGGCATAAGCGCCAAAGATATCCGGCACCGGCCCGGGATGATCGCTCTTCTGGCAGACGCACAGGAAAAAAGATTTAATCTGATTCTGGTCTGGAAGCTGACCCGGTTTTCCCGGAGTCTGGCAGACCTGACGGCATCATGCGAGATGTTGGACAAGCTCGGTATAGCCCTTATAAGCTATTCTGAAGCGTTTGACAGTTATACTCCCGCCGGTCGCATGGTTCGCTCCATGCTGGGAACCGTGGCACAATTTGAACGGGAAGTAACGGCGGAGAACGTAGCTCTGGGGATGTTGGAACGGGCACGGCAGGGAAAGCGCACATGCACCGATGTCCTTGGATATGATCCGGACGGGAAGGACTCTTTCCGTATCAACCCGGAAGAAGCCAAATACGTCAATTTTGTCTTTGATAATTATCTGATCAGAAAAAATATTTCCGAAGTTGCGGAACTCTGCCGGGGAATGGGCTTTCGCGGAAAACGTGGGAAAATTCCTAACCCCGAATCTATACATAAGATCCTGACCCGTCCAATATATGCCGGGTACAATGTTTATAAAGGGAATATCTACAAGGGAAATTATGAGTCAATTCGGACTGTACAAGACTTCAACAAGGTTCAGCGGCTCATTCTTCGGCAAGGGAAGATATCTGGGCGTGAGCGTCAAAAGAAACTGTTCATTCTTCCTGAAGGGGATAACTCATAGCATCCCCTTCAATCTATTTTTTCTCCAATCTGAAGCAAAAATCGTCACAAAATACAGAAGAAAAACAGTACGGATTTCTTCCCGCATTTTTTTCGGCACCCAGGGGGTATCAAAATTTTTGCATTATTTTTTGATGGTCACACCGCAGCCACATAAGACTCAAAGATTTTCACCGTGTGATCTTCGCTCCGGAATGCATAATGCCGCGCCGTTACTCCCTGCGGCTTGTGGCCCAGGTATTCCCCGGCATCAGAATCCGTCCCGCCGCGCCGGATGATGTTGGTTGCGGTGGTCTTCCGGAATAAGTGCGGATACACGCGCCGATCCAGGCCGGAAGCAGCTGCAATACGCTTAATTTCGGAATATATCCCGCTTTTGCTCAAAGCCTGTGTGGTATTCCCTCTGTTATGTGTAAACAACGGCTGAGGGCTTCGCAGATCCAGGCCGCGTTCATCCACGATATATTCCCGCAGGTATTTCAATGCAATGGTGTCCAGACAAACAGTCCGGAATGCTTTCCCCTTCGACCCATAGATCATCACGCGGCCTTTCTGCCAATCGATCTGATTGATCGTGATCTCCGGGATTTCCCCCTTTCGCATGGCCGTGCAGCGCATCCATTCGATCAGTGCGCGGTCTCGCTTTGTCCGGCAGCCGTTCTTCAATTGCTCCACCTCTTCTGCCTCCATGTGGTCGATCGGAGCCAGGATCTCTTTAAATTTTTCGATATTCTCTACCGGATTTCGTAAAATCAGACCGCTTTTCCTCATCCACTCAAAAAGCGCATTCAGCTTCCGGCGCTTATTATTCAGTGATGCGTTTCCGTTCCCTTCCCGGTATTTTGTTCGCAGGTAATACTCCACGTCCTCCTGTGTTACCTGCGTAAGGTTCTTATCCGCATATCGTAAGAATTCACGGAAGGTGATCATATAAGCGCGCATGGTCTCCGAAGAAAGCCGCGCCCCTTTTTTGAGTTCATACAGACTCAGGATGTACTCGTTCGTCATGTCGATGGTTGCCGGCAGACATTCCATCTCTACAATGTCGATGCGGTACAGAGCTTCTGAGAGCACGTTTTCCAGGATCGCCATCTGATCCGCTTTTAGATGGTACTTCATGTTCATCAAAATCTCATTTTTGAAAATATCTTTTTTCGTCATGGTAACACTTTCCTCCTTGTGAAATTTGGCGGCAAGTGCTATACTGTTCTTGGTAAGACATGTGTATAGCACATTGGCGGCTGGTATTGGCGTACCGGTCGCCGTTTTTCTTGCCTTTTAGAACTGATGTTCTGTTTAAAATTATTTTTTTACCGGGCAAATGAATGCCCGGTGAAGGTTAAATGTCCAGCTGGTCTATGGCCCGGTGGATCATGGCGTTAAGCCGCCCCACACTGATGCCCCGCTCATTGGCTGCGGCATCTCTGGATATCCCCGCGATATAAATATCATATAATGCTGTCTTATATTTACTTGTCCTGAGCCGTTCTACGGTGTTTCTTACCTCTTTTCTGAGCTTGTCGCAGTCGTTTATGTTAAATTCAATTTCCCGCTGAATATCGGCTATTTTCACGGCTGCCGTTTCAACTTTGCTTCCCGTCCCGCCGCCATGTCCCTCGCCGGAACTGGCGCCCATAGATGTCCCTATGTTCAACCAATACTCCCAGTCCCTGATCAGTGCTGCGATCTGTCTTTTGCATTCAATATATCCGGACAGGAATTCCTTTTTCTCTTCATACGTCATTTAAGGCACTTCACTCCCTTTCCCATTTCTTTTACCCATATCACCCGCAGGAACGGCGTTCTGATCTCGTCCCATTCTTCAAGCAGCTTCTGTTTCGCCAGATCATTTCCGTCCGGTATCCGCTCCTGGGCCAGTTCAACCCTGTATTTCTTTGACAGGATGTTCCCGCGCTGGACAGCACGAAGCACAAACGACTGGCTTTGCCCGGTTCTTTCTGCGATCTCACGGGCAGATACATTCTCATGCAGTACCTTCCCTTCAAGATCCAGCACATTATATAGATTCACTTTCTGTCTCATTGGTTCCCCTCCCTCTGTATCGCAATATCAGATCCACATATGTAGCCGATGTCCTGCATCTTAAATTCTGCAGCATGCAGAAATATCTGTACTTTTCTGTGACCTTAAATTTCCTGACTACACCGTCATACTCTGCTTCCACCGGATCCCCTATCTTTAGAATTTCGCGGTATTCCTCTATTTCCTGCTTTGTGATCGGACGACGCTGGAGCATGGGCTTATATTCTACATAACACCACTTTCTAGTATCTGGATCTTTCAGTACCTTACGGGCTATCATGCCCGATATGACGTTATATGTAACACCCATCCGGATAGCTACCTCTCCACGTCTCATGCCCTGATCCAGCAGTCTCTGTGCTTTTTCAATATCCACTTTATCCATCGCGTTTCATCCCCTCTCTTCAAACCTTCGGTAACATTCTTCGCATCCCACCGAATCAACAATTCCACATTGTATATACCCATCTTGGAATACTGACACATTTTCCAGCAGACAGGTCTTCACCTGCTGCCCCTTGTATTTCTCGAAATGTGAGCAATAATGCGTCGGATAACATGCCGCACCGCGGCACCAGTGCGCCTGTTCCCCTGGCTTATTCCAGTTCGACCATTCCGTTCGTGGAGGATCTCCCGAATGTGCCCGATCATACGGATCAGTCTTTGCCCGGTGATCGTCCCAGCATTCTCCGTATGGGCATCTGTTTGACCACCAGTATAAGCAATTCCTGCAGGCACATCCTGTGCATCCTCCAATTACCGGGCGAGATATATTCTTCAAATATTCATCTAATGTCATTTGGCCTTTCATAACACTTTTACCCATTGAATTTCACATACTCCGCATCCGCATAAAATCCATGTTGTGACCAATATAAACGGCGCATGGGATGTTCTACATCGACAATACGGAATTTGTTATATGTATCGTCCAATATCTTTTTCTTATGCTTCTCATACTCTTTCTTTAATTTCTTTTCGTCATCGTATGGTTCCATAAATTGATATGTCACGTCCTCTTTCCAAAAAAGCATATTCCCCATAATACCGATCTGCGCCCATAATACATATCCATCGCATCTTCTTGGTTCATACTCAACCGTAACCCGGCTTGCAAGATTCTCTGGAATTATGGTTTTGTATTTTGCTCGTTCTTTCTTGGCAACCTCTTCCAGTCCATTTACATCCTCAAGACCTTCTTCGTAGCTATAACACCCCTGATCTGTCCGATAGAATGGATATTTCGGAAGCCCCTCAACTTTTTTTACCGTCGCTATTCTACATTCTCCCAGAACTATACGGCCAACCTTATCTCCAACAGAAAGAATATGCTTTTTATTAGGAGGCATCTGCAGTGTTTCCAGATAATCAAATATGCTCAACTGGCCGTCCATATTGCTTCTTCCCCTCTCTATGACTAAATCTCAGGTTAGATTACATGATCCAACGCCTGTCCGCAATTGGGGCAATACCTGTAATCGTCATGATCTACCTCGTAATATTCTCCGCAGTTCGGGCAAATCCATGTGTCATATACCATGTGACCGTCTGCATATCCGTCACCCTCATAGTCTGGTGTTTTCGGTATCTGATTCTCCGCCGCTTCCCTGCACTCTTCCACGGTTCCAATCGCCCAGTACTGCGGGATTTCTTCGAGGGCAGTGATTGCCATGTCAAGTGACTCTCTCAACATTTGATATCCGCTTGTAGGCATATTTGATTTTATTGTTTCTATTGCTTCCTCTGGTGTTTTAATTAAAACTTCATTTCCCGTCATGGTTATCGCTCCTTTCAACTAACTATTCAACTGCAGAATTAATTCCGAATATTCTTCCATTCGGACAATAATCACAATATTCCGGAATGTCCACCACGGTAATTCCTTTGCTCACCTTGCACCTCCACTAACTATTCACTCTCAGATTAGTCCGCCTTTCTCGACAATCTCGATTGCTTTCTTTGCCATGCATACACTGCAATATTCGCTTCTCACTCCACATTCATGCAGAATGCATGGATCGTCAGAATACTTCATCAATTCCTCAATCACCTTTTCCTTGTCAAAGGCTGTCGCCTGTCTATCAAAATCTTCAAGAGTAACAATTTCTCCAATGTTGTCTTCTCTCGCATTTTCCACATCTAGACCAAGTGATTCAATAAATGCTTCAGCATCAATCAGTCTCATTCTGTTTACCTGCCCTTCTGTTCCATTCGTAAATTTTAGGGCATCCGCTCGGATGTGCTCCAAGCATTGTAGATGTCAGCACAGGGCTTTTGCAGTCTGGATTTTTACAAAACCACGCATCATCATATTCGCATCTTGTTTCCGGCGCTCCTGTGCCTTTGCAACAAATCTCACTCATCTTCCATTCCCTCCTAATTCTCATTCATAAGAGCCTGACCACATTTAGAACAATAGATTAGTTCCTATACTCGTCTGCCAGAATCTCAAACATAACACTGTCGTGTAGTTTTCCGTCCTGTAGCCTGGCATACTGTCGGTAGTGTCCACACACTCTCCCACCGTGACGTCGGATAAAATTCCGATACCCTCGAATCGCTGGATTATCTGCGTAGCAAAACCACGATATCCTGTTCATGTGATATTTTGTGAATATATCACTGACCGCTTCACAGACATCTTTGATAAATTCCATGTTTCCTTTGTCGAAACTGATTATCCCAAATCCATCAGCAGACATTGCCGCCCAATCTACCGCATAACATATATACCCCATCAATCGATCCTGTCTATCAACTGATGCAAAACAATGCTTACTGGCATTATCTTCCGGGATATCCACAAGCGAATCCCAATAGCTTCCGTTCCAGTAGATATTTTCCGGCCTATACCATGTCTTCAAGATCTCTTCGCGTAAACGATCCGTATATAATTGTGCTGGTTTAAGCATTTATATCGCCTCCACTAACTATTCACTCTCAGTTTTCCTCATCATAAATATGTATGCCGATCTGTGTTCCAAGCCAATCCAATCCATCTCGGTTAAACCAATACGTCTTTGACTTTTCTCCATGCGCTATCTCTGTGCTACACTCCATGTAACCGGCTTCAACCAATTTATCTAAATCCTTATCATTTCCATAAAAATAATTTCTATATGGTTTGTAGTACTTTTTTCCTTGCCTGGTATATAACCTTCGACCCGTATGACCAGAATTAAGCCCTATCGTATGCAGTACTTTTTGACGCATTGTGCAGTAAGTTACCTTGCGACCATTTTCTTCAACATGAATGTATTCTTCTTTTGGTAATTTCATCTCACATCTCCACTAACTATTCATTTATCAACTGTCCTAATAATTCCGGGTCATCAAAAATATTTCCGATAACCTCACAATTCGCAATTCCCATGTCAATACATAAAAGAATGTCTTTATTCATATCACATTCTTCAATCGGGACAAGCTGCCAACCCCAATTAGATTCACAATTTGGATTTCCAAATTTAACCGTTGCTTTCCATTCATAGTTTTGGATTTCTTCACGGAGTAAAACAATATCATTCTCCCAGATCCGCTTACCATTCCCGTCTTTCAGCCCGGTGTACTGGCAGAGAGTGCTCAAATCAATTTCATCTGTAAAAATGGTCGTTCCATTGCCGATAAAATGTTTGACAGGCTCTCCGCTTTCTGTTTTTGGATTTTCAAAATAAACATCCTGCCCGTTTACCCATTCCCCATTATCTATCCGCTTCGCCTTAAAAAGTATTTCTCTCATTTCTCAACCTCACACTTTATTCAGCTGGTTCCAATCTTGTTCCAAGTCTGTTCCAAGATTTCTTCTTAACTTATTCATCTCTTTTCTGGTCTGTACGGCTCCGAAAGGGGCCGCCAAGCCAGAACTATACTATACTTATCATTGACTTTATTTTCACACCGTACGATTTTGGGATATGATCCCTTTTCAAAATTTATATCTTCTTCCTCATATCGTTTTGTTAAGAACCAGCACAAAACAAACCAACTTTCAAGATCTGGATTATACCAGCCTTCCGTCACTCCGTATTTTGTACTCAGCTGATATCTCTGGCATAATGCTCCCATGTGCTTTGCGTTCGGCGGAAGTTCTTTTTTCACAGGAGTCCATCCGTCATTCATGTGCCTGCGGATAATATCTTTTGCTCGTATCAAGCCATAACAAAAATCTGTAATATTCTCTGTGATCAAATCTGGATTTTTCCTATATCCATCTATCATTTCGTCTATCTCTTCCAGAATATTCTCTAATTCCTGCATGTCACCCCTCCTTTGCTTCATTCATGAATTCTTTCAGGTTCATCTGCCCCATACTTTCCCAGGTTGTGTACGGGATCCCTATGTAATCCAGCGGAACGGCCATCCCCAGTCCGCCCTGGTCCAGCGGCTTCATGCATTTTTCATAGCATTTTGGATGTGTCATCTGCATTCGCTGGAACCGGTTCGGCTCTGATTCAAGGTGTGCACCAAAAGCGCAAAACATGCACCCGGTCCGCTGCTCCCCTGTGGTGTATAACATCTCCATTTAATCTTCTTCTGATGTCTCCATATACAGAGCAGATTTCTATATCATTCTCCATTACATATCTGAGCACGTCCTGTCGCGTCCAGAATCCGATAGGCTGGCTCTTGACTGTATTTCCGTCATAGACATTGCATCCGGTGTGGGCATACTGCCTCGCCCTCATAATTCCCTCATCCTGAGTCACTCCAATGTATGGGACCCTTCCCGTATCCTTGTGATATTTCTTGAACGGAGCCTTTTTCATGACATCACAGCATTTCTCACTGGTATCGAACGGAGCTGTCAGAAGAGGTCTCCACTTTTTGGATAAGACTCCCATTTTTCCACGTTCATCTCCATTCAGAAGATAATTCCTGTACCGGTCAGATAGATTTCCATGACGCAGTTTTCTGATTTTCATAGCTGTCTCTTTACTCACCAGTGGGTATCCATATTTCATTATCACATCACGATACAGGATTCTTTTCCCGTCCTTATCCCGCGGGGCGATCTCTACGTACTCCCCTGACGCTTTTCGCGCAAATCTTATAATCTCCGGAAACTCCATCCCTGTATTAGAAAACACCGCCGGCACATGATCCCCGATCACTTTACGGATCATATGCAAAAGCACTGTGCTGTCAATGCCGCCAGAATAGGAGAGATATACCTGTCCGTCCCAGTTGTCGTACCATTCGCGGATACGTGTTTCCGTCAGCCTGATTTTGATCTCATACGGAAGGTATTTCCGCTGAGAAAATTGCCATTCGTTCAACTTCAGGTCATCCTCTTTTATATACATGCTCTTCCTTCTCTCTGATCCTCTCTATCTGCCGATCCAGCTTTCTGTTAATCTCTTCCGAGATCTGGTCTTTCATTTCCTTCGGCATAAGCTGCTGAACCTCTGCACGCATTATAATTACATCCGCTAGCTCTTCCAGGTATTCCCCGTTGCCCTCACCGAGATTATGCTTGATCCGCGCCGCAGCATATTCAGCACATTCCTCTGCTAATTTATCCAGGGCCTTTTCCAGACCATTGTGCTCCGCAATATACCGAATCTTCTCTTCTGCCGTCATAGTCACCGCTCCTTTCCGCAGTATGGGCAATACTTATATTCCACGGCATCCGGGACCCGGAAATAATGGTCACAAACCGAGCAATATTCCTGATGCTCCGGGTGCTCCAAGTAATAATCAACACCCATCTGCTCCATCCGGAAGAGTTTTGCAAGTGCCATGCTCAGCTTCTGCGTCTTCGGCGGCTGCCGGTCATAGATCGTGCTCAGCCCTGTCACCCGGAAAGAAGTGTCGCCTCCCGGCTCCGTAAATCTTTTCGTCCAATCCATTACACTCACCTCTTTTTTACAATCTGGTATTTTTCATAGGTTACGGATCCGGATGCCTGCAGCATAGCGGCAACACCATCGCCGAACAGCTGCCGGATCTGGCGCAGGGTCTTATTTGGCCCGATTAAGCGCCCGTTATCGTATATGTCATAAAGCACCGTCACTTCGCATTCCTCCCGTCATATATCCGCTCAATCTCCTTTGTCGTCGCCGCCAGAAGCGTCTTCATCAACGGATCATGGTTATGCTTTGCCCATGTCTCGCAGTTATCGTCTGCGACCTGCTGCCAGAATCCCGGATCATCCATCCGGCCCACATTCCGGCGGAAGAACTTCCAGCAGTCCGTAAACATGTCAAAATATCTTCTCAGTTCATTCTCTGTCATAATTCACCGCCTTTATGCTCCGCTCACACTGGAAGCAGCAGTCTTCCCCGAACCGACCATCATAGTGCCGGCAGGTGTCGCAATCTCTCCCTGACAGCCGGACATATAACCGCCGCAGGTTTTTAATCAAATGGTATTTCCATATCCGCATATTCGAATCCTCCCGCCGGGTCATACTCCGTCTCCCAGCCGAGCCGCCGGTTCACGTCGTCGCGCTTGCCATAGATCCGCTTGCTCTTTTCGTCGTAGCTGAGGATGATCCCCGCCGTGTTGGTCTTCCCGAAAAGCCGGTTCTTCGCCACGATCAGCTTCCTCTGCTCTTCCAGCATCAACCCTTTTTCCACTTCATCCTTCGTCCCCCGGTCATATCCCAGGGTAATTCCGGCCAGATTCGTGATGTCTCCGGATCCGGAAACTTCATCGTTCGCATCCCCGCCGAAAGCATTCTTCCGCCGATGCGCCACCAGGAGGATCAGGACATCGAACTGTACCGCGATCGCCGCCAGTTCTCGAACAAATCTTCCCTGCCAGTCATATTTGTCTGTTCCCGGCCTTTCGTCTATGTACATCGCAGTCATGAGGTTGTCCACCAGTACTACTTTTACGCCGTACTGCATGATCGCTTTCCGGATGGTCCGCAGCAAATCCTCTTTTTCATCACTTTCGATGATCCGGCTGTCGTAGATATAAGCCTTTTCGCGGTACCAGGCATTGATCAGCTCCTGGTTCTTCCTGGTCAGGAACCGGTCCGGCGTCCCGAAGTCAGTTTTATTCTCGGTGATATGGTTCCGGCCGGCGATCTGGAAGTCAAACCAGTTTTTGTACAGGTAATTCGGCAGTTCCCCGGAATAGGCGAATGTCACATATCCCTGATCCACCGCATTCCCCATAATCTGGCTTGCCAGCGTGCTCTTGCCGTCACCGCGCTTGCCGGAGATCAGGCAGACCATCCCGAACGGCAGCCCGCCGTAAAGCATCCGGTCCAGCTCCGTGATCCCGGATTTCAGCTTCGGCAGCTGGTAGATGTTCACGGCTTCCACGTCCGCCAGCGGTAATACTCTTTGGATCGGCACCAGCACGGCATTCTCCACCGCCCGCCGAACAGCCCCGGACCCGTGCTTCTGCAGGAGTTCATTGGCGTCTTTGCATCCCTGGTAGTCTTCTTCCCGCACGTGCTTGATTCGTCCCGGGAAACGGCGCTGAACGTCTTCTAACAGGGTAATATGGCCTTTCTCGCAGTCCCCGAAGATCACGATTTCAGAAAAACTGCTCACCCAGTCGTAACAGTACGGGACCCAGGTCATTCCCTTCGCGCCGTTCGGCACGGATACTGCATTTTCGACTCCGGCGGCGGCCACGCTCAGGCTGTCCAGCTGACCCTCCGTGATTACCAGCCGGTCATGGTCTTCACTGCACTGCTTCATGCCAAACAGGATCGGCCTGCAGTCTTTCTCGCACCATTCCTTGTTCTTGTCCTTTTCCCGGTCATAGTCTGTCTTTCGGTACTTCACGAACTGCAGGTTTCCCTGGTCGTCGTAGAACGGGAATACCAACACGTTATCATGGTCCGTCTGCGTCGTAATCTCATACCGGTGGGCGATCTCTGCCGGGATGCCGCGGCCCTCCAGGTATCTCACCGCCGATTCCTTCGGCCGGATCGGCTCCTTCGGCGTTTTCAGCTTCCGGTACTTCCTGCGCGGCCGGTAATATTCATCCGCCTCATTCCCCAGGGAGAAATCAAAATCCCGGCTCAGGGTGATCATGTTCCCGGACACTCCGCAGGATGCCCGCAGACACTTAAACTGCCCTGTCTGAAGGTTGATGGAAAATGTTCGCGTATTCCCATGTGTAGGTCTGGGGCGGCAATACGGACAAATCTTGAAGAATAGTTCCCCTCCCTGCACTTTGGTTTCCGCTCCCACATGTCGCGCAAACGCGAACGCATCCGCTTCCCGGAATTCATAAATTTTCACCAGTCATCACCTACCAATTCTTCTTCCTCTTCCGGAATCTCTGGTTCCTTCTCAGGAATTTCAGAATCATAATTCTTATCCAGATAATCCACATAGCCGGAATTAAAAAACGTGCTTCCATGCATCCAATACTTCTTATCGCGATGCTCCGACTCCATATCCTTTACGAACCGTTCCACACAGCGCTTAATCTGGTCATACCCAATCCGCTGGAGTTTTTGTTTCTTGGTCTTTGACACCTGTCCCTTCCCCTTTTTGATGGGATACAATTTCCAGATGGACTCAAAGAATTCTTCCAGGGAATCTGCATCGCGCTCCGTTGGAGTGCGTGATATATAATTCTCTTCTCTACTCTTCTCTTCTTTACTCTGCGTATTTTCGTATTCATTTTTTGAGTTTCTGCTATCATTAACTGAGTTTATGACTACATTTTGAAGATTTTTGCCAACACTAATTAAGAGGTACTCTTTTTTCAGTTCTACCCTTTCGCGCCTGGACACTGCGTTCAAATATCTTTTCTGGATTCCAGATGAGGTAAGAATCCGATATTTCTTGAAAAGTTCTCCTGAAAAAATGTTCCTCCGGATCGAAGCTGCAACGATCTCATTTATTAAGTTATTGGGGAATCCGGGCAGCGCACATTCTTCACACACACTGCCAACATTCCGACAGTCCACACTGCGGGTACATCCGAGCCGATACGCCCACAGCACGGAGATTTCGGGAGTCCATTCACAGTAATAACCAAATCCCGAATATATGCTCTGGTACAACTTGACGATCACTGCAAAACCCTTTAGCCCAAACTCAGCTTCGATCAATTCTATTTTCTCATCCATGTGGCAATCCAACTCAAAGTAGTCAAGTCCTACCTTTTGTGGTCTTGCCATGTCAGCCCTCCTGGTATGTCAATAATCGAATGATATGCGCTCCTGCTTCTTCCGGATGACAGAACAGGAACTTCACACCATACTTCTCCTGCATCGTCTGCATAGCCTTCATCAAGATTTCTCCAGATGTAGGTGTAGACTTCGGCAGCTTCACATTCCGCCATTTCCCGATGCTGTGCATGCGTTTGATCTTTTCATAGCGTGCCATCCGCGGGTTCTTCCATCTCACCACATCGGAAAGGCAGGTGATCTGATCTGTATTTTCGATCAAGACATACAGTTTGATGCCGTTATTCTGCGCCAGAATGCACTCGTCCCGGAATCTCGGATGCTGTTTCCCACAGATGTTCCCTGTGATTTCCTGCATGTCCCGTTTGGTGTCGACGGCGATTTTATAGCTTCCGAGAAAGTCCATTTTTTTCAGTTCCAGACTCCGCCGGGTCTTTCTCTGGATCACGTCCAGCACCTTATCATCTGCCAGTACATAGTCTCCGACTGGAAGCGGAGCCTGCAGCAGTTCTACCTCATGCCAGTCAAACCAACGGTGTTTCATTTCATGCTTTCCCGCCTGCTGCCCTTTATCTTCTATAATCAACATTCCGCGTCACCGCCTCTCCTGTTATAATGCCGTTCCCCTGTCAGATACTCCTCCGCCCGCCGCTGACGCTCTACAAGCCCTTTCAACTTGTCCAAGAACTGCTTATTCTGTTTATCCGAGCAGAACTTTGCAATCTCTTCTGTCATTTCAGCCTGATCCTTGCAAGCGCGCCGCGCGAGCCGTTCATTATGCACCCTGGTCCCTATCCGGCACCGTTCTTTATAATCCATCGCAAACTCCAGATCATGAAGTTGATCCTGCTGGCGTTTATCGTACTTCCAAACCTCTTGAATATTGGTTTTATATATGGACTGACACTCCTGTAAAAAATCCAGAAACTCCGCGATCTGTTCTGACGGCAATAATTTTTGCATATGCTCATCCTCCTGTTAATTGAATGGCAGCTCTTCATCTATACCGTCCGGTATATTCATAAATCCATCGCCTCCAGGAGCATTATTCGGTGCTGGACCCGCATCACGGTTTCCCTCGGAAGCCTTTTTACTCTCCGCAAACTCCTGCTCTTCCACAACCACGTCTGTAGTGTACACTTTCTGTCCGTCACGGTTCGTATAGCTGCCGGTCTGGATACGTCCGCAGATCGTCACGCGCATTCCCTGACGGAAGTATTTCTCGATGAATTCCGCGTTTTTCCCGAATGCCACACAACTAATAAAGTCTGCCTTCTGATCTCCGTCCCGCTTAAATCGACGGTCTACCGCCAGGGAAAACCTTGCCACTGCCGTTGCGTTCTCTCCATTGGAGTAACGAACGTCCGGATCTCTGGTTAGGCGACCCATTAAGATTACTTTGTTCATGTTCTTCCTTTCTGCGCCCCACCACCGGCAGGGCGCATACACTTTTTATGAAATCACCGTAAACTGCGGCGCCAGATCTGCCAGCTCGAACTCCAGATACTCTTTGATGTTCTTCATGGCTTCTCGTTTCCACGCTCCGCCGTCTGCTTCAAAGATGGCGCAGCCAATTTCCCCGTCGTAGTCCTTCATCCGGAATATAAATTCAGATTCCGGCTGCTGCACTTCAATGAAGGTACGATACGGCCTCAGCTTCACCGGATTCGGAACCAATGCACTCTCTTTACCAGCAATACCTTTCTTAACCGTTGCAGACTGAGAAATACCGTCGTCACTGTATGCAGCCAGCGTGCCGCTCTCAATCGTTCCTGCGAACCGGAGAACCGCCTCTGAGCCTTCATTCTGGACGAAGTTGGCGCGAATACTGATCAGGAACGGTTCCGTATTCAAAAATCTTCCATATGTAATCTCCGGCAGTTCCGCTCTGACTTTCACCAGGCACTCCCTCTCCCTGTCCAAATCCAGCGGAGAAATAAGCTGGACTTCCGTTGGAGACACTACATGGATCAGCATCTTATCATCCAAAACATCTACTTTTGATTTGATGTAATCCACCAGACCGGAAAGCGTCGACATACCTATCGGGTCCGCCCTCAATTCTTCATCCAGTCTCTGAAGGTTTTCACTGGTATAACTCCAATCCCCATCCTTAATGATCTTCGGCTTCTGAGACTCCACGATCCACTGCAATGCTTCTTTGATAATTCCTGCCATATTTTTTTACCTCATCTTTCCTTTAATCTACGATTTCTCCCGTTTCCGGATCTGCTGCTTTTTCTCCTATCAGGATATTCCCATTCTCATCCGTTGGAAGGCCTTCCATCCGCACCTGACCGCGGATGCCTTTTCCATACTCTTCCACGAAGAGCTCTTTTGTTCTCAGATCCTTTCCTATCGCCATCTGCGTCTTGATCGGACTACGCGGGGACAGTTTCGTCTCCACCTGAACGCCTACGGTCACATCGTTTCTCTGCTCATTCTGCTCGAAAGTGAGCTTGATAGTGATCCCTCGCTTATTCTTATATGGCGTGTTCGGGTCCAGAAGATTTTCTATGACCTTCTTCGCCGCTGCCTGGAACTGGATTCCCAGTTCACCGCCCGCCAGATCATCTAAATTAATATCAAACATGATATTTCCTTTCCTAAAGAATTGGTTTTCGGGTTACTGTATATAAATTTGACCGGTCAAAATTGCTTTATTTTACTTCTTCAATCTCCACTTCAATCCACGGTGTTCCATCCGTATACAGAAATTCATGTGTGATCCTGCTTCCATCCACCCACCGCGGAGAATCATCCTGAATCACTCCGCATTTCTGGAGTGCATCTTCAATCACCTTATCCGCGAAAGCAAATACATTCATGTGGTCCCTTTTTTGGCCGCTTGACGGCTCTGCAAAACGATAATGGAACGTCACTCTACCCGCATATCTTTTGCGCCCTGAAACGGCTCTCAACGCGTCACACGCTATCTTTTCGTACTTTTTCTTTATATGCGCTCCGCTCTTGGGATTTCGTCCCAATTCATGAATATAATCATTCAACCCGGGGAAGGTCTTTTCATTCTTCCAGAATCGTCCTTCAATTCTGAACTTCACAGATAACTCACCCCATATCTTTTCCGGAACGCCTCGCGCGCCTCATCTTCTGTCATTCCGGCGGCAACTCGATTCTTTTCCCAGGCAAGCTGCCCCACCATTTTTGACAGCGCCTCCGCCGCCGAATTATCATGGATTCTCCTGGTAATTTCGCCCATATTATGATGTTCATCACATACCGGGCCTTTCACCCCATCCTCGTCCGCCAAAGACCGGATACCTTTTCCAAACAGGAAATGATGTTCCGTTGTCGTTGGTTTCCCGCAGATCATGCAGTTTTTCGTATACTTCGTGATAATACTTTTCATATGTCTGTCATTAACTCCGAGTAGTGGATCGGCGCGGTTAAGATCTTCGTGTGCTTACAGTAATCACACCGTTCACAACGGATCGGCTCGTAATCGTTTTCTTTCAAGGCGACAATCTTCGCGGCGTTGCTCTCTACCTCTGTCAGCTTCTCAAACAGATGCGTGTCGTCGATATGGATAATCTCAATATCCGGTTCTTTCTCTTTGCTGGCCGCCGCTATGTAGAAGGGGAGTTTTTCTCCGGTATTCTGCCGGACAATCTCCTGATAAACTGCCCCCTGGATGTCATATCCCCAATACTGGACGAAATCCATATATCCCGCGTCGTGGCACCAGAATGTCTCACGGATCGCTTTCATGACCTTCAGGTCTACGATACAGATTCCCGGAAGGTAACTGTCAATCTTAATCTTCCACGGCGCCCCGCCGATTTCCCCCGTCATTATTACCTGCTTCTGGCCTGACATATATTTCATGAAATACTCATCGCGCTCAACTCTGTTGATAATCTCTTCTGCCTTCCGATATTCCGCTTTAAGCTGACCGCCTTTCGTGAAGATCTCCGGATGCTTCGCGCGGAAAATATCCAATGTTCCCTCAAAATGGGCATCTACATAAGATCCCACCAGCATAGAAGTGGTTTCCTCCATCTCCCATTCCCCGTTCAGTTTCGCAAGCGCCTGGGCTTCACAAGGGATCTTCCCAAGAGATCCGCAGAAATCTTTATACTGAGATACGCTCAGGTATTCCCTGTTCGCCTCCTGGCTGTAATAATTCTCCGCCGTTAAAATCATTTCGCGTCCTCCTTGAATGGGTCTTCCGCCGTGATCGCCCGTTTCATAATATCTTCCGCCTCACCTTCCACGGCGCATCCCATCAGGGCATTCGGGATATAGACCCTCGCAAAAAATGCCGCCGCGCGGTATGCAAGCATCAGCTCCGGCATGGTCTGCCACTTCGAGGTCTCATTGCCATATTTGTCCTTCTTGGAATACCATCCTTCTGCCTTTGCCATCGCAATCGTAACTTCTGTCCCTTTTACGATCTCCCCGGTCTTTTTCTTTTCCGCCTCAATATAGCAGCCCCAGGAGTCTTCACCCTTCTTTCCCGTGTAGACAGGCCGTACATTTTTATATTCCGAACTGCCGCGGATCAGGCTCATGCATGCCTGTCCACTCCACTGCGGATTCCCTTTCACAACATAAAGCTGCTGCATCACCATCATAGGGCTTACCCCCATCCGATTTGCCATATCCACCGCGATCGTACAGTCCATTGGCTTCCCTCTATACCGGTCCGGCACCAGAGAGGAGCTGGCAAACATCTTTCCGATATCAAACAATTTCTGGAAATTCTCAGAACTTCCAAATGGGCTTGCCACTTCATATGCCTGATCCTGAGTCATAACCTCATTTTCCATATCCATCCTCCTTATAATGTGATCACTGTCAGTTCATCGTCATCCGTCGTCCTGGTGGCAATAAACTGCAGCCCCTTTTCTTTGCATTTCTGATAAAGAGATTCCCTCATCTTTGAGGATAATTTTTCCACTCCGTCGATCAGCACCAGCTGCAGACCTGTCTGATTCTGTACGGCCACGTCCACGCACAGATCCAGCTTCTCCCCGTCGGACAGGTTGCTCACCGGCAGACCGTTAATCAACGGGATCCCATCTTTTACTGTCAGCCCCTTAATGGGGATCGTCGCCGTCTCCAAGATTTCACCCGGCAAGGATCTGGCCTTCTCAATTTTTCTTGTCAGGTCTTCCGATTCTTCTTTCAGGCTCTCTACTTCTTCCTGAAGACTTACCATCCGGCGGTATTCCCGCAGGTGCCCTTTCATTTCTTCGGTGTGGGCAGCCTGTTCCTGGAGCGCTGAAAAGTCCTCCGTCTCTTTCCCGGCCAGTTCCCGGTATTCCTCTACCTTTGCTTCATATCCAGCCACATCTGCCCGGAATTTCTGCAAAATCACTTCTTCCCGGCTAGCCTTCTTTTCGCCAAGAGCGGCAATGTTCTGCTGATTCTCTTTCAGCTGCGCCTGGAGTCGTTCTGTCTCCTTTACCAGCCGTTCACGCTCCGCAGAAAGTTCTCTGTCAAGAGCGGCAAGGGCAATCTCTTTTTCCGCTTCAAACGACCTCACTTTTTTGTCCTGATCCTCTACAACCCGGCGCGCTTTCTCTATTTCTTCATTCTGCTTCCGGATCCGTTCGATCTCGCGGTAAAGACCTCCCAGATCTTCATTCTCCCATTTCTCTGCCTGGTATCCAGCCGGGATCGTAGAAGCAATATCTTCAATAAAGGCTCTCTTATTCCGGATATACCGGTTGATATCCTGCCTGTCCAGAAAATACTTCCCCTTTTCCGACTGGATGTCATTCAATACGGAAAGGATATTCTGGTCATAGGAGACCCACGCCGGCAGTTCGCCAAACCATTCCCGGATCGTATTCAAGTCCCAGTCATAATTGATCATGTCCAGGATAATCGCGTTCTGTTCCTTCTCCGTTTTTTCCAGAAATTCCACCGGGGAGAGCTGCAGCGGAGAAAAAATGTCACGAAGAAAGCTTTCCGGGCTTCCGACCTCCCGCCCGTTCTGCTTTACGGATTTATAATCCGCCTGGTTCGTCCTGGCTTTCCGGTTAATTCTCAGGCCAGTATCCGTCTCAATCAGGATTTCCCCTTCCGTCTCCCCGTTCCGGACAATATATTTCCGGTCGGACTTATTGGTCAGAGCATATTTGATCGCGTCAATGACGGAAGATTTTCCGGTCCCATTCTCGCCGGTCAGCTCTCTGGAGCCGCCATCTGATTCATATTCTTTAATTCCATAAAGATTTTTGATTTTGATTTTTGTTACATGCATGAAATAATCCTCCATATGGTCCATATAAGTGCTGCACCTGGAAGCGCCAGAAACACCCACTTATTATCCTTGAAAAATCTCATTCGCCCACCACCTGTAAAAGGTCTCTCAACTCGTTATTTACCGTTTTAAGGGACTCTATGGCTTCTTTTAACTCTCCGTCCAGGTCAGCCAGTTTCCGCCTTCTGTAAAGCTCCACCGCATCCATAACGGCTTTATCAAATGTCCCGAAATAATGAATCGGCTTCACTACTTCGGTCTGTTCTCCGTCACGAACAGCTTTCCTTTTCTGATAGACGGTATAGCAAAGCTCATCTGCGCCGACATAATAATTACCAACGATATGTATCATAAGTCCTCCATTTCAAGTACCCTAAACACTTCATATGTCAGATCCCAGCTTACCGTCTGGATCGGATCCAAAAGCCGATATATACTTCGCTTACTGTATCCAGTCATATCTGCCAGATCCGCTATGCTCAGGCACTGTCTTTGAAGTTCTGAGCGAATCCGGCACGCCAGATTCTGATGTTCCTGAAATGTCAATGGGCGCCTTTCCACGTTATAACCTCCACTTTTTTGCCAGTATCATTCCCACTGTCAGCATAACCACTCCAACACCAACTACCGCGACATTATCTGCTGAGCAAAGGAACACGCCTCCAACGAGAAGGGCACATACGACTTTATACATATCTCACCACTCCCGCATCAATTGCCACCTGCTGATACTCTGACTCTGTGATGTATCCGCTTTCGTAAAGCCCTGCGAAATATCCAGCAAGCGATCTTGCATAGCAGGTTCTCTTAAAAACGATCTCCATCAGTTTATTGATTCCCTGCGTTTGAATATCAAATTCTTTTTGCGAGCGAAGTAAGTCTCTCAGAGCAGAATAATTCTCATAAATATACGTTGGTTCTTTTCCATCCTTACGCAATTTATGCATCAACTTATTGACTGTCATTATAACAATAGGCTCTTCTTCCTTCCCATCATCAATAGGTATCGCCGGCCTCTCCCAAATCAGCTTCCCAACATCGTAAAGCATATATTCTATACACCCAATGTCAGACGCTTCATAAACCCTCACGATGTCAAAATTGGGGGTTATGCCATTCGTAAGATCCTCCCGGATATCGCTGAACCATCTCTTAACAGTCCTTACTCTTCCATTCAACCATATACCCCGGATATTATTCCGCAATTCACATATCATTCCATCTTTCAGATCTGCTTTTCTCATTTCCGTTTACCCCTTATAAATCGGACAATTTCCTCATCACTTAATCCAAGGACCCGAACCATTGCCCGGAATTCCCTCATGGTAAAGGTATCCGGCTGCCGCCGGCGCTTCTGGTATGTCGGACGAGTAATCGCCAAAAATTTTCCCATTTCCTCATCGTTGTATGCTTTCCGGGCCTGCCCGTCTGCCATAACCGCCCGGGATTCTCTGTCACGCATTTCATCAAGACTCGGCTGTAATCTTGGCATCCTGTTCACTCCCTTCTTCCTACTCTACGATGGATACAGAGCGCCTTTCGCTGTCATACCTCAGCCTCAGCGTGTCCCCGTTCATATCGACCAGCACCGCATTATTCCCATCCACCTGCAAGCGGAATTTTTCCATCTGGAATTTGTTTTCCAAATATGACCGGATAGCATATTCCGCTATTGTTTTTGCACCTTTAATCATTCCGTTCACCACTTTCACCTTTCGTTAAATCTTCGAGATTCACTTTAAGAACACTGGCAACTGACATAAGGCTTTTTATCGTTGGACTTGCCGTCCTCCATTTTGCGATCGTCCCTTTGGATAATCCTGCTGCTTTTTCCAGCGCATTAAGGGACATCCCCTTTTTGTCAGCCTCCGTTTTCACATTTTCAAAAACCAAATAACCACCTCCCATTTGCGTTGAATTTAATCAGATGCCGCGTTATAATGATCTTGCCTCGTGTTATGAGGCGGAAAGGAGGGTCTTCGATGAAAGATTTTCTGTTCCGCCCCGCGCCACATTTTGAGGGTTGCCTCCGCTGAAAGTTTTTATAACGCGGTTTCTGATCTGGTTCTGATTATTTTCACCTTTTCTATTGACAGATTGAGTGTTTTATTCTATAGTTAAGTTGTCAGACAAAACTGAATAGATTCACCAACATTCTGCTTTTATTTGCGGCTTTAATTCAGAACTTGTTTTTATTATACCGAATAAATTCAGAATGTCAATACCTAATTGCGGTTTTTATTCAGAATTTTATTCGGAGGGTAAA